ATTAGATCAATATATTGAAGAGAACTTGGTGATGGTAAATTTGAAATACTTGCAGATGCAGCAGTTGCACCGGAACTTACCATTGTAATTGTTTGAATATACCCAAACTCTTGAACAGATTTATCAATTTCTTCAATTGTTGTTGAAATGTTTTCATCTTCATATTCAAATATCTCACACTTCAATTGATAAACATATAAATTATTCAATTGATAAAATGGTTGTTTTCCTTCTACATATTTAATTTCAAACAAAGAATTATCAAGAGGAAAATAAATAAGGTCTCCTTCTTGTGGTCTTGTAGCAACTTTTACTTTTTGATCTGAAACCAAAAATGGGGAAATAAAATCTTCATATCTTTCTTTTGATATGATTAAATTTAATTCATCCGTTGTTCTTACTCCAAATTTACTTAAAATATCACCTTGTCCCCCAAAACCTTCAAAATTCATTACATATGCTTCTATTCTAAAACTATCATCAAACTTAGAAACAATTGCCTCTTTAATGATAGATTTTTCATTAATTAATTTTCTTGGCATATAAACAACATCTTGACCATACATTCTCAATTGCTCATTGATTAAGTCTTGGACAAGTCTTTGTTCACTTGATGAACCGTGTAAGAAATAAGGATTTAATGGTGACATTATCCGATCATATCCATTGGTGGTAATTCATATTCATTATGAAGTTTTTCTTCAAGTTTTTCTATTTCCAAAATTGCATCATCATAAATTTGTCTTCCATTTAAAGTAATTCCGCCTGGAAGTTGGACACCATTAAATTTAATGAGATTTTGACCCCACTGCCTTTTAATGAGTGCAGTTAAATATTTTTTTATCCACCAGTCATTGTAAACTTTTGGAAAATCTGATGGATCAACAATTCTAAAGCAATCAATAATAATATAACTATTTTCATTAACCATAGCCCAATCAATATCCAAATATAATCTGTGTTGTTTTTTATTGAATCTCAATTGAACATCTGGAGTGATAATTCTACTAATATCTTCAAGATGAGTTTTTACCATTGCATAATTTAACAGGTCCAATGCTCCATAATAATATAAATCATTCAAAAATAACTGATATTTTATATTAAACAACCCACTGGATATTGTATTTGCATCTGATTTAAAGACATTAAATACTCCAATTACAGTATCTGGTAATTTTATAAAATTATTTGATTCCTGAAAAGAAATTGCTGTAATTCCAACACCACTAGTTGCAGTGGTTGTAGAAACTCCTGTTCTTATTGTGGTTTTTTCTTCGGGAGTTAATTTGTGTTTTAAATATACTCTTTCTATTCCATCAAAATGCCTTTCATTAAAATATTGAATTGCATCGTCAACCAAATCATCAATTTGATCTTCATCAACGTTTATTTCCAAAACTGGATATCCCAGTTTTCTCAAACAATAATCAATTAATCCCTGCCTTGTTGATGGTTGAGCCATTTTTTACACCGTTGTTGTAATTCCTGCTGTAACTAAAGCACTTCCTTCAATAACTCTAGTTTTTAATCCTGATGAATTATTTTTTATTAAAACATCATAAGAATATCTTCCTGGTTTTAACGATGCAGTAATACTAGATCCCAAAGAAATGATTATTTGACCTTGAGTTGGAGGGGAGACAATAGAAGCATTGAAATTTGCTGCTGTTGTCAGAGATAATGGACTTTTTTTGATCATTGAATACACACTATAGTTAGTCAAATTAAAAGCAGAATCTGATTCATCACTTTCAAGAAAAAATGATTCACTAAAATCAGAACCAGAAGGAATTACTATATTGACTACGTATATAGACATTATATTAAAAAACTTTTATTTTATAGTATTTATGAATGATTGTTTATTAAATCTTTCAGCAATTTCTTAACTTCTGACAATTCATTTTTTAAATTTTCAATTTCTTCTTTTTCACTCAAAGATTCATTTTTCAATTTTATATATTCTTGATACTGATAGTCATTACAATTTACAATTGCATTAGTGGTCTCATCTCTATAGAGTCCTTTATGTCCTTCTACTGGTATCATATTGTTGCAATAATACGAAGGTCTTTAATATAAGGAACTTGTGCTTGATTTGTTCCTGTCATAATAATTTTAATTTGAAATCCATTAAATAAAGGCAAATTTTTTGCGGTGAATTCATAATTTCCATAATCATTTATGGTATTAGATGATTGCACAAATCTATCTGGTCTTCCATTATTTTTAGATGAATCTACGATATTACCATTTTGATCTAAATTATCATATCCTGGGAAAAACTCAAATATTTGTTGTTCGTCTGGAGTATCATTTCTGAATAAACGATAAAGAACTCTAATATCATTAGATTGATGTCTGTATGCATCAAATAAAACTTTTAAGTTGTCTGATGATTTCTCTAACTTTACTATTTTTGATAAGTAAATTGCTGAATTTGGATCACCAGTTAATTGATTAACTCTTGGGTCAGTTAAATAATTTTTAATTGGAGTATCAATCCTATTCATAGTAGTAATTAAACTTACACGATCAAAATCAATCACAGGAGAAACTTTAGAATCCTTGGTCTGTAAGGACATTTCTATAGTCAACGATTTATTTCCAGGTAAAGAACTCAAATAAAACTCTTCATTGACCTTAGAGCAAATCATTTTTAAAGAATTAAATTCATTATTTGAGTTTAAAGAAATATCAGTAAAACCAGAATCAATAAATGATAATTCATTTCCATTTACACTAGTCGCAGATGTTGTTCTCAATTTTGCAGAAATTGAAGTTGTGTCTGGTAACATTGTGACTATGTTTGGCCTAATACTATTAAATACTAAATTTTGCGTTGCCTTTTGTCCATTTATTGAATTCAGTTGTGGAGTATTTGTTAGATAAGAACCACAAGATTTTGATTGGTTGAAGAATAGTTCTGGACCAACAGCACTTCCAGTAGTTCTGTCTGTTCCAGTTTTTGACGATGTATCAATTTTTAAATAATAAGAATCCATTTCAATTGGATAATTACTCACATCAACATCAGTGAATGTATGTGTTTTATTAATTCTTCTCAATGAAATGCCATTCATTTCATATTTAAATACTAAAGATTTTGCTTTATGTAAAGTTGGTATTGTTCCATCTATTCCTCTGTTTCCTGTTATTCCAGTTAATGAATTTCCAGAAACTCCAGTATATTTAATAATTTCTTGATCAATTAAAATATATCCTGGATTTGTTGATGCAACACCAACATTTTCAAAAGTAGAAAAAATAGAACCAGAAGAAACTACAATATTATCAGTAGATGTGGCAGAATAATCACTAACTAAAGTTTCTGGTGAATAATCGGATTCAATTCCACTTAAAATTACTTGATTATTTGCTGCATACATTCCGTGATTATTATGATTTACTTTAAAATATAAACCATTTGTCAATTCTATAGAACTAGTTGCTGTTGCATTAGTTATTTCTGATCCATTATTTGTTAATGAATACGAACCAGAAGTATTTACTTTTCCTTGAATGTTATCAACAATAATTGAATTAAAGGAAGAAATAATTCCAGAACTATTTGGAATCGTCAGAATTAAATTTTTTCCGAATCCGTCTGTATCAGAAGAATTTACAGTCAGTGTATCTCCAATTTTATATCCAGAACCACCATCAGTTACTGTTGCTGCAACTGCAACTCCGCCAGATACAAAAAGATTTACCTTGGCATTATTTCCAAATCCAGTAAGTGTTTTTAAATTTATATTAGAATATAATTTGGGTCCACTAGTAAAACCCATTCCTGTATTTGTTAAAGTCAATTCAGAATTAATCCCGACTGCACCAACAAGTGATTTTAACTTTCCAGTAAAATTAGTATTGGTTGTTTGACTTATTGTATTTCCGATAACCAAAGAACTTTGTTGAACTGGAGATAAACTCGTTCCGATTCCAATCAATGCAGAATTTGAATTTGTATTGATTGGATTTGGTCTTAGTGAAATTATTTGATTGTTTCCAACTGCCAACTCTGGATTGTAAAATCTAATTGATGCTGGTGAAGTTACAAAATCTGCTCTATATAAAGTAAATTTCAAATCTTCTAATTGACTTGGTTCCCAAGTAGAACCATTTTGTGATTTAAATAAAGACCCAAGAGTTGGTTGTTGGGAAACAATTATTTTCTCAGAATCTGGTTTGTCAATTGTAGAAATATCAGTTTCACCCATTCTAGAAATCCAAACATTATATTCATTTGAAGATGAAACTAATACAATTGCATATCCACTACCTACTGATTCAAGGTAAATTGGAGATGGGAATGTGAATGTAGTGGGGACAGTTCCATCTTCAGAAATGTTTACATCACTTGTATTCAATACGATTTCACCAAAAGGAAGAATTTCTTGAGTTGGAGTCCCATCCCTCATAGATCTAATTTGAAGAGTTACCGGAACTCCTTTAGTGTCTTTTGTTTTGAAGAAAATATCACATTTTGTTATGAATACTCCATTTCTATCTGCAACTTCAAATGATTGTGCTAATGGATCAACCCATCTTTGACTTGTTGTTGTTCTGTTTTCTGAAGTGTTACTTGATACTAATCTAGTTTCAGTTTCTGATGCTAATATTGTTTCTGATTGTGGTAATCTTTCTATATTTGCATTTCTTATACGAAGAGTTGAATTTTCAACATTATCTAAAGTGCCTTCTGAATAAAAATTAGTTTCTGCAGTACTTTCATTTGAGGTCACAACTGTAGAATTTGTAGAACTAGTTGTCAAAACAAGAGTCTTTGTTCCAGTTTCAAACGAAGGTGTTGATGGGATAGTAGAATCGGGGATCAATACAGATCCAATAAAGACTCCAGAAAAATCACTTACCAATCTAATCTCAGAGACAGTTGCAATTGCATTACTAGTTTGGCCAACAATTTGCATTCCCTGAATTAATGACCCATAAAAATTAGATTCAGAATTTATTGATAAACTAGCAGTATCAACATTTAAAATGGTTGTTGTTGATGAATAAGAACTAGATAATGTATTTTCTGGTTGATATGGGTTCTCTACATACACTTCTGTTGCAGAATCGTATGGTCCATATTTGTGGTTTTGTTGAGAGAGTCTAAACCTTATGCTTTTTGTGCCCAAAGTGCCAATTACTGTTTCTCCTGGAGAAAAAGTACCACTACTCATAGAAACTTCTAAAAGTTTTGGGATTACATAAGAAGTCAAATCTACGTTATCAAAAAAGCAATAAAATCTAGAAGAAGGCTTTAATCTTCTTGCAATAATTTCAATGTTTCTGGATCTCATTTTTTTAATGATTTCTCTGGAAACTACTCTATCTCCCAAATTAGTTGAATCAAATTTTTCTGATACTTTATATTGAATACCTTCTCTTGTACTTGTTCCAGTTTTAGTTATTGTTTGGTTATTAAATGTCAAAAAGTCATCTCTAAATGTAGTTGTATCAGTAACTTGTCTCCTTCCAGATCCGCTTGGATCAAAAGTAGTGTTTCCTAAATTAGTTGTTCCTTGACTAATTCTCCCTATTTCTGGACCATTGGATATAGTTTCTCCAGTCCAATTTGTTTCCCAAGAATTCCAATCTATTGGAGAGAATCCAGTGTTACTATCAACTCCAAGTTGTTCCATTGATTGCTGATAACTTCCCTCAATATCAACTGTTTTTTTTGTTTTTCTTGTTTCTATCCAACTATCAGAAGATGGGTTTAATTCAATAGATCCAATCCAATTTATAACATGAAAAGGATTTACATTTTCCGATCTTGTAGCAAATATATTTTTTACATACTCCACTTCAGAGTAATTGAGTAGTAACTGACTGCCAACTTTTTTTATATTTGGTGATCCGAAATCATTTGCAAAACGAAGGTCTGTGTTTGGATTTGATATTGTTCCCAATCCAACAACAGATTCGGATCCTATGAGTAAATCAATTGACGTTGTATAGTGCGATGGTCTTAAAATTCCATTTGCAGTATCAATACTTGCTTTGTAATCTCTACTTCTTATTTGACCACCATTATATGATCTAAAATTATCAACAAAGAAACCACATTTAAATCTATCTAATTTTGTTTGAGGATCACGAATTGAAAGATTCTGAGTATCAGATTCAAGTAGAGATAATGAAGTATAATATTCTATATTTTTTATTCTATCTTCTAATCTAGAAACATCTCTCATAGTATATCTTTTATGAGAAGATAATATGATAGTTGCATCTGTAGTACTATACAAATATGCCGGTAATCTAATCGTTGCAACTTCCAAAGATGAATCCAAAGAATTTGGTTCTTTAGACTCTATGGATGGAATTCCCTTGCTGATAAAAAATATACCATCTTTATTTAAATATAATTTATCAATTCTTGGCAAATAATACTCATAAGATAAATTAATATCTTTATTATTTGAGAATATATTTTTTGAAGAATTTATTGATTCAAATTTTCTTGATTCATATTCAAACGGTGAATATGTACCTGAATATGGAGCAACTCTTGGTCTCAAATCAATAACATCACTTAAACTATTTGAACCAACAAAAGAAATATCTTTTCCATATCTTTCTTTATCGTATGAATCTACACTAACCAAATCTCCA